GCGGGCCGGGATAGGGTCGCGCGATGACCACGCCTGCCCGCGCCGAAGCGCTGCACCTGACCGGAGAACGGACCGTGCCGGGCATCGCCGAAGAGAACTATTGGTTATCAGCGATCTAACCGGTGTGCGACCTGCGGTTTTACCTGTTCACGAGCGACCGGTATGCGCGTAGTTCTCGTGGCACGATCAAGGTTTCATAACTCTCACGGCGTGACGTCGCATCGGCGCTGGTCGGGGCCCTCTATTGCCCAGGAACCCCCACTGCGGGCTAGCCCGATCGGGTGACGTACGTTCCGCGTCCCTTGGTGACTGTGATGAGCCCAGCACTGCGCAGGGACAAGATCGCGGTACGCATGGTCGCCCGCGCAACGCCATAGATCTCGGCCAGCTCGAACTCGTTCGGAAGCTTGGAACCCGCAGGCAGATCGCCGGATTCGATGTCCGCGCGCAGGTCATCCGCAACCTGTTTCCACACCAGGTCCGGCCCGCTTCTGTCGATCCGCGCGGATCGGTCACCCCAGCTCACTTGATCGACGCTATGCCGACTTAGACAGCCCCCTACTCCCGCCGATGTCCACAGACGTCTGTGGATGTCCTATCGTGAACTGGGCATATTCGGTTCCGCGCGGCGCAGGAGGTTTGGGATGACCACTCCGAAGGACCTAGCTCGGGTGAGGGCGCCGGAGTCGGCGCGCAAGGGCCGCGCAGAGCCCAAGGACGTACGCACGTGGACGGCGGTCGAGGTCGAGGTCAGGACGTGTTTTCACTGCAAGGTGACCTACATCAACACCGGGTACGCGTGGCGCTGCGAGCACTGGCACGAGGGGCTTTAGAGCGCGAACTGGATGACCGTCAGCTTCGTGTGCCCGGCCTGAGTGGACGTGTCGGTTCCGCCGGTGACGTTCGAGGTCAGCTTGAACACTGTCGTCCCTGGAGACGCGATCACTCCCGACCAGTGCTGACTGACGCACGCGCGCAGGACGTTGCAGATGGCCTGATCGGCTTCCGCTGCGCCCCCGACCTTCAGCCTGCCCACGAAGGTGTCGCCGATCGTGGTCTGTGCAACGTCGAACGAGCCAATCGCGAACCACGCGGTATTGGGGATCGTCGTCACGATATTCATCGACGTACCGGCGATGTCCGCTTCGCCACCCGCCGTTTGGTTGCTGCTGGCGTTTGCCTTGGTGACCTTAATGGTGCCGTTCACCAACGCGTTGAGGATCGCGGCCGTGAGGTCCGTGCCCGCCGAGACGGTCATGTTGTTCTCCGATCGGGTCAGTAGGCGAGCGTCGCCCGGCGGGCTACGTGGACTTCGGCGGCGGCGAGCTGCGCCTTGACGACGCCGTTCGTCGAGCGGGTGACCGTGAAGGTCTGCGGACTGGTCAACCCGGAAACGTTGGTGCACAACATGTTCTCGCCCGCGACCGTGATCGGGATCGACACCGCGCCGGTCTTCCACAAGTCAGTGACGTTCGTCGTCGTGACCGACAGGGACGTGGCCGAGGAGCTGTAGCCGGTCGCCAGGATCGACGAACCACTGTCCACTTTGTCCAGAGCTGTCACGTCGAGCCGGACGGTCGCGTAGGGCGACTCCGGCGAGCCGTTGAACACGATTTCGTGGGAGAACGAGTTGATCGTTTCCTTGTATCCCTGGACAATCTGGGAGATCTGATTGGGGTCGAGGGAGCGCGGGTTGTCGATCGTGAGCCGGTCGCCGATGTCGACTGCGAGTGAGTCAAGGAACAGTTGCCGACCGAAGCCGAGAAGGTTGACACCGATAGCCGGGTAGCGCGCCTCGTCGATCGTGCCCAAGAACAGGAGCCAGGACGCCGCGTAGGGGGTCTGCGCGTCGCTGTAGAGGCTCTGCGTGACCTCCGAGTCGTACCGCCCGGCGCCGCCTGCGCTCGCGTCCAGGACCGACAGCGGACCAGTCGTCTGCTCGACGCGGGTATACGAGCCCTCCTTGCGGGTGAGCTTGATGCCGTTGCGCAGGTTCTGATCGTCCTCGGTCGGCTCGAAGGGCGCGGCAACGTGACCGGCCGTGTAGTCGAGCGCGAGCCGAGGAAGCTGGCTGTACAACGAGTTCCGGGCGCGGTAGACGATCGAGGCAGTGGAGCGGCCTTCGTACATCACCCCGAGATCCGACGCGGCAGCCTCATTGACCAGCTCAAGGTAAGACTGCAGTCCTTGCGTACCAAGCTGAGTCGAGATGTTCGCGCCGTTGTAGATGTACGCGAAGGGAACGTCGTTCTCCGTGCTCAGCCGCAGGATTCGTGCGATCGCCGATTCTCCCGCGTAGGCAAGGAGGTAGAGCGAGAGGTCGTTCAGGCTGGCGAAGTAGTTCCGAGACATCAAGTGTCCGACGGCGGTGTTGAGCAGACCCCGATCGGGGTTGACTTTCACTGCCGTGAGCGCGCCGATCGTCTGGCTGTTCAGTGTGCCGCTGAACTCCAGCGCGCCCAGGGCAAGGGTCTTCACATCGACCATCTGAACAAACCAGTCAATGTTTGCGCCATTCTGCACAAGGAGCAGAGAAGCCCACATCGGAGTGGCGTTGAGATCGAAGTCGATCCACGCACTCGTGAGCAGCGTGCCGCCGCCTCGGTCGAACGCCTGCACGCGGACGCTGCCGCCGTTCAGGGTCCCGTACGCCACGTTCCAATACGTTGCGCTTCCGCCGTTCTGCACCTGAATGAAAGAGAAGGTGTCGGTGTCTCCATTGTCTGGAATGGACAGAAGAAAGGTGGTCTGAAGTACGCCTGTGTTCGCCGCGCCGGTGATGCTGTACCAGTCGCCGAAGTCCGCGCCGCTGACCACCGGGATCGAGTCGGACGCGGGGAAGTCGTTGTTAGCGGCCAGCTTGGGGAACCCGTGGATCGACAGCGGCGCGCCGCCGATGCCCGACGCGAACTGTGTGGCCTCCTTTCCCTCCTCCATCGGCCAGTACACGATCGGCGGAACGGCCAGGCTCGTGAACGCGCGGTAGAACGCCGACGGAGTGGGCGAGGCGCCCTGACCGATCCGGCGGGTGATGCCGCTCGCGGTGATCTGCGTGTCTGTCAGGGTTCCCGACAGGTCCCACTTCGTCGGCCACGACGACACTTCACCGGTGAACCGGTAGTTGCGCACCTCGAAGTTGTCGTACGAGAACACGAGCGGGAAGGAGTTCGAGTTGCCCGCAGCGACCCCCGAGCGCACGCCGACCCATCCCTTCGCGCGGCCGATCTGCTTAAGGGAAAGCGCAGTGGAGTTCGCCGTCGCACTCCACGCGTACGGCTCGTTCGTAGACGCGGCCCACACCTTCGCGCGCAGCGTGTGCCCTTCGAGCTGGAATCGGGCCTTGAGGTCCTGTCCGGTGTAGGTGATCGGCAAAAGGACCAGCGGGGCGTATTCCGTGCCGTCAAAGTGCATAATGCGGACGTAGACCAGTTCAAGGGACGAAATCACGATCTGGGCCCAGTAATAGTCCGCAGTGGACACACCACCGATGATCAGGCCGAGCGGTTCGAGCGAGTTTCCGAGGACGTTCGCGGGCAGGCCAGACACCGTTGCGGTCACGTCCACGTCGCCGTACAGGCTGTCCGCGAGGTAGGAGAGCCGGTACGAGCCCGCCGACGGGCACGCGTGCGTTCCCTTGCCTGCGGCCACGTTGATCGAGGAAGCGACCGTGCCGCCGACACCGACTCCCGTCCACGCACCGCCGGTATCCGAGCTGCTCCAACCGTTCGACGCGGTCCGGGTGAAGGTGTCGACCTCGGTCCGGACGGCGATGCGGAGCGGAGTGTTGCGGCCGAGTGAGCCGTAGTAGGCGCCGGTCGGGTTACGCAGGCTGTAGTTCCCGGAGCTGTTGTCCAGCACGAACTTGCACTGCGCCGGGGGTGTTCGGCCGGACTCGTTCGGGCGGCCACGCGAGATCTGAATCCCGCTCGCTACGCGGATGTCGTCGGCAATGTCCACCCACGACGAGTTGACGAACAGTTCCGCCGCAATGTCGTGCGGCCTTGGGAACACCATGTCAGCCTCCCAGGACCGTTTGCACGTTGCCGCCCTGTACGCGGATGGACTCTTGCAGAATCTCCAGAATCAAGTCATTGATGCGGCCACCCCCGGATTGGATCGTGATCGTCGCGCCTCCGCCGGATCCGCCGCGCGGCACAACCCGTTCCCCCGCCTGCAACATCGCCAGCATCTCTTGCCCCTGCATGCCGGGCACGACGCCGCCTGTGTGGAACTTCGGGATCTTCGGCACGCCGAAGTTGTTGCCACCAATGCCAGGCACCCACGACGGGATCGTGAAGTTGATGCGCCCCACCGTGTTGTTCCAGATGTCGGCCACGAAGTTGAAGGCGCCCCGAAAGGCGTTCCTGATGCCGTCCCCGATCGCCGAGAAGAACCCGCCGATGCGACCCGGCAGCTTCGAAAACCAGTCCACCACGCCGTTGAAGATGCCGACGATCCAGTCTTTCGCCGCAGTGAAGCCGTTTTTGATGAGATCGACCATGGTCGTCACGTAGGCAACGACCTTGTCCTTGACCCAATTCCAGCGGTCGACGACCCAACTTACGACGACCGCGACGACTTCCTTTACTTTGTCGAAGTTCATGATCAGCAGGACGATCGCGGCTATCAGCGCAATGACGGCGATGACAATCCAGGTCATCGGGTTCGCGAGGAGCGCCGCCGTCCAGGCCCAAGCTGACGCGATCATCGGAATGAACCCAGCCACCATACTGCCCATGAGCGGGATCAACTGCGCGAAACCACCGGCCAGGTCGGCACCGGCGCCGCCGAGCAACTGAAGGCGTTCGGTCATGCTCAAGGAGCCGTCAGTGATCCCCTGGAAACCGTCGACCAGCCCGGAGGTCACGTCGGCCACGCCCTGGAATTTTCCCTCGGAGGCGTCTGCACCCTCACCGGCGGAGTCGAACCCGCCCCGAACCTTCGACGACGAATCGCCGACCTGCGCGGCCATCTTCTCCGAGCTGGCGCCGACACTGCTCATGGTCTTGTCGAGCTGCGTCGCGTCACCGGCGAACGTGAGCTTGATCGTGTTGCTCATCAGCGCCGCACCTTCCCGTTGCTGCGTGGGTCGGTGAGGTGATCGTCAAAGCGACGCTCGACCACGGCGAGACGGATCCCGTGCTGCTCCAGGGTCTTCTTGAGATCCTTCACATCGGCCGAGGTCGTCGAAACCAGCTCGGCCATGGAGTGGTCGCCGCTGGGAGTCTGGACGGCTTGGGCGACGGAGTTCGTCGCCCTGCGCCCCCGGACGAGCTCGACGAGCACGGCGGTAAACAGCAGGAGGATTCCGGACACGATGGCAACCTGCACTTCGACGCTCACGAGATCTCCAATCCGGCTTGCCTCGCTACATCGGCGAGCGCCTCGGCGAGCTGCATCTGGACCTTCTCGTCGTTGTCGGCGTAGGCCTTCCAGATGTAGCGGCCTTGCTTGAGAAACGGGCGCTGAGAGCTCTTCTGAGGGCCCACGGAACCGCCGAAGTCCAACCACGGGTAGTACGGGTATTTCTTGCCTCCAGCGGACACACGGGCGGCCGTGCGCGTGCTGGCCGCCTTAATGGACGCCGACGCGTGGCCACCCTTGCCGGGGCCCACGGGGACGCGCGGCTTGGCCTCGTCCACGACCAGCTGCGCGGCGGAGTTCGCGGCGAGCCGGAGAGCCGTCGGCAGCTCGCCGCCCATCTTCTTCAGGTCGCGCTGAAACTCCTTCAGCCCGTCCACCCGGATCGGCTCGATTGCCACCGTGCTCACCTCCCGTTGTGCTGCGCCATCTTCATCGCTAGTTCTTGCCGTTGTGCCTTGCGTCCGTAGTAGATCGCCCAGCGCACGTACTCGTCGTTGCCCATCTCGGCGCGCATCGCCGCGACGGTCTTGCCGAGCCGATCCGCAAGGTAGAACTCGAACTCCAAGTCCGAGTCAGCCTCGAAAGTCGCGCATCGCCTGCTTCGGCGCGCTGGTCTCCATGCCGCTCAACCGGGTGATCGCCTCCGTGATCGGCTGCAACTCACCCGCCGGGCTGTTCTCTTGCCACGCCTGGACATCCGTCATCGTCATCACCGGGTCGACCATCGCCCACGCGAGCAACTTCTGCTCGACTTCGGCGACCGTCATTTCCTTGTCACGGAGCTGCATCGCCTGCGCCCGGGACAGTGCGCGCACCTTCACGGTGCCGACGCCGGGGATCTCGATTTCCTCGATGCCGAAGCGCGCCTTCAGGAGGTCCTCTTTAGACACAGACATGTCGGGCTCCTTACGCCTGGCTCGTGAGGGCAACAGAGTCGGTCAGTTGCAGCGACGCGGACCACGCGATCATGTCGGCGACCGGGGCTGTCTCCTCGTACGCGGTCACAAGCACGTTGACGGTTTTCGTCGGCTTGCCGGTGCCGGTGCCCTCGGGCTTGTACACCAGCTCCACAACCGTGCCGAGGAGCGGTTCGATAATCGCCTGAGGGCCGGACGCGCCGTCGTCGTAGATCCCGGTGATCGTCGCGGTTCCGTCCTTGAGCCCACCCTGATACGTGTGTGCGGACTTGCCAAAGGTGGTCGTGTCGTGCGAATCCGCCGAGCGGTTGAACGCGACGTTGTTCGTGAAGGCCGAAAGATCGGTCGCTGCGAGCGTGACAACCGTTCCCTTGCCGTGAATGAAGGCCATGTCAGGCTCCTTGTCCCGTGATGTCGACCTGGAATTCCACGCCGAGGTAGGTGACGCCGGCGACCGA